CCCAGACTTTAGGGAAGCAAACAGATTATTCTTCATCTTTTGGGAAGCTTGCAAAGCAGACCAGAGATGCTACGGTATGTGTTACCTCAAAAATAGACGTTCGGGATTTTCATTCATGGCAAGTGGTGAGACCGTTAACATGGCCACAATATCAAGCGACTCTAGATTCGGTATATTATCAAAGTCTGGTGCTGACGCAAAAAAAATGTTCACCGATAAAGTTGTCCCAATATCGGTAAATTACCCTTTCTTTTTTCGGCCTATACAAGATGGTATGGATCGCCCAAAAACAGAATTAGCATATAGAATACCGGCATCAAGACTAACAAGGAAATCTATTCAAAATAAACAAGAGCAGGAAGAGCTCGAAGGTCTTGATACAACTATTGACTGGAAAAATACAGGTGATAATAGCTATGATGGGGAAAAACTAAAACTGCTGGTACACGACGAAAGTGGTAAATGGGAAAAGCCAGACAATATTTTAAATAACTGGCGAGTTACAAAAACTACATTAAGATTAGGTAGTAGAGTTATTGGAAAGTGTATGATGGGCTCAACATCAAACGCATTAGACAAAGGTGGTGAAAACTTTAAAAAATTATATAATGCTTCAGATGTTAAAAAGCGAAATCGCAATGGACAGACTAAGTCAGGACTATATTCTTTGTTCATACCTATGGAATGGAATTACGAAGGATTCATTGACAATTATGGAATGCCTGTATTCGAAACTCCATCAAAAAGCTGTATTGACCCATACGGAGACTCTATCGAGGTCGGGGTTATCGAGCATTGGAATAATGAAGTCGAAGGGTTAAAAGGCGACCAGGACGCTCTAAATGAGTTTTACAGGCAGTTTCCGCGCACAGAGGAGCATGCGTTTAGAGATGAAACAAAAAATAGTATATTTAATTTAGTTAAAATATACGAACAAATAGATTACAACGAAGATTTAAGTAATTCTGCAGTAGTAACTACAGGTTCTTTGCAGTGGGAAAACGGCATTAAAGATACTAAGGTTAGATTTATGCCTAATCCGGCAGGAAGGTTTAAAGTTTCGTGGGTGCCTAGTATAAATTTGCAAAATAAGCAAATACAAAAAAACGGGATTAAATATCCTGGCAACGAACATATTGGTGCGTTTGGCTGTGATAGTTATGATATATCGGGTACAACAGACGGTAGGGGTTCTAAAGGAGCTTTGCATGGGCTAACAAAGTTTAGCATGGAAGACGCACCGCCTAATACGTTTTTTTTAGAATATATAGCCAGACCACAAACAGCAGAAATGTTTTTTGAAGATGTATTAATGGCTTGTGTTTTTTATGGTATGCCAATACTGGCAGAAAATAATAAGCCTAGACTTCTTTATTATTTTAAGCGAAGAGGCTACAGAGGCTATTCTATGAATAGACCCGATAAAATATGGAACAAACTTTCTGTAACAGAAAAAGAAATTGGGGGGATTCCAAACTCATCAGAGGATATAAAACAAGCTCACGCCGCCGCTATAGAATCTTATATAGATCGCTATGTAGGTTTAAAAGAAGATAATCAATATGGTTCAATGTATTTTAGTAATACTTTAAATGATTGGGCTAAGTTTGATATAAATAAAAGAACAAAATTTGATGCTGCTATCAGCTCGGGTTTAGCAATAATGGCTTGTAATAAAAATTTATACAGACCAGTTGCTCAAGTGCAAAAAAGAAAATTAAATTTAAAAATAGCTAAATACACCAACACAGGTGCATTTTCAAAATTAATAGAAAAATAAAAATATGGCTGAGTCAGTTATAACAAATTATTTTCCAAGCCAAATAGCTAGCGATGAAGAAAAAATGTCTATCGACTATGGTACTTCAATAGGTAGAGCTATAGAAAACGAATGGTTCAAATCAGATACTGGTTTAAACAGATTTAAAAGTAATCAAAATACTTTTCATAATTTAAGGCTTTACGCTCGTGGCGAGCAGGGTATACAAAAATATAAAGACGAATTATCAATTAATGGTGATTTATCTTATTTAAATTTAGATTGGAAACCCGTACCTATTATACCAAAGTTTGTAGATATAGTTGTAAATGGCATATCAGAAAGATCATTTGATATAAAAGCATATTCGCAAGATCCATATGGCGTTGAAAAACGTACAAAATATATGGAGTCTATATTAAGAGATATGCAGACCCAGGAGTTAAGTAGATTTTCAGAAGAAAATTTTGGAGTTACATTATTTGAAAATAACCCAGAAACGTTACCTAAAAACAAAGAAGAGCTCGAATTACATATGCAACTAAGCTACAAGCAGCAAGTAGAATTAGCAGAAGAGCAGGCTTTAAATGTTTTACTTGAAGGTAATAAATATGACTTAATTAAAAGACGTTGTAACTACGATTTAACTACAATTGGCATAGGGGCTGTAAAAAATAGTTTTTCAAAATCTGAGGGCGTTAAAATAGAATACGTTGATCCTGCAGATTTAGTGTGGTCATATACAGATTCACCTTATTTTGATGATATTTATTATGTAGGCGAAATTCGCAGAGTACATTTAAATGAGCTTAAGAAAGAATTCCCATGGCTGACGAATGACAACCTAACAGAAATATCTTCTCAATCTTATAGCAATAACGGTTTTTATGATAGAACTGTATCTAACTATAATGAAGATGACTCTAATACCGTACAGGTTCTTTATTTTAATTACAAAACATTTGCCAATGATGTATATAAAGTTAAAGAAACCGCTACAGGAGCCGTAAAGCTAATACCTAAATCAGACGATTTTAATCCGCCAGAAGAAATAATGGCCGAATATGGAATATCAAAACTATCTCAATCTTTGGAAGTTTTATATGAAGGTGTTAAAATATTAGGCGGTAGAATGCTTAAATGGGAAATGGCTAAAAATATGATTCGCCCAAAAAGCGATTATACTAAAGTAAAAATGAACTATAGTATAGTAGCACCAAGAATGTATAAAGGCCGTATAGAAAGTATCGTTTCACGTATAACCGGTTTTGCTGATATGATTCAGCTTACACATTTAAAGCTCCAACAGGTAATGTCAAGAATGGTGCCAGATGGCGTTTATCTTGATGCTGATGGATTAGCCGAAGTTGATTTAGGTAATGGCACAAATTACAACCCGCAAGAAGCGTTAAATATGTTTTTCCAAACAGGTTCCGTTATTGGTAGGTCATTTACCCAAGAAGGTGATATGAACCCTGGTAAAGTGCCAATACAAGAAATCAGCAGCGGAAGCGGCGGAGCAAAACTTCAAAGTTTGATTACTACTTATAATTATTATTTACAAATGATTAGAGATGTAACCGGACTTAATGAAGCGCGTGATGGAAGCATGCCTGATTCAAGAGCTTTAGTTGGGGTGCAAAAATTAGCGGCAGCTAATTCAAACACGGCTACGAGGCATATTTTAAATGGTACATTGTTTTTAACCGCAGACTTATGCGATAACTTGTCGTTAAGAGTATCTGATATTATAGAATATTCGCCGACAAGAGAAGCCTTCATACATAAAATAGGTAATCAAAATGTAGCGGTGCTTGAAGAAATGTCAAATTTATATTTGTACGATTTTGGTATATTTATAGAACTTGCTCCAGATGAAGAGGAAAAAGCTATATTAGAAAATAATATACAAGCTGCAGTTGGCGCAGGTATGATAGACTTAGCGGATGCTATAGACCTTAGGGATATTAAAAATATAAAATTAGCAAATCAATTGCTCAAGGTGCGCAAGAAAGAAAAAATGCTAATGGATCAGCAGCTTCAACAACAAAACATTGAAGCGCAAGCCCAAGCAAATGCTCAAACTCAACAAGTAGCCGCTCAAGCTGAAGTGCAAAAACAGCAAGCCTTAACCGCAAGTAAAATACAGCTTGAACAAGCTAAGGCGCAAATTGATGCTCAAAAATTAATGCAAGAGGCTAATTTGAAAAAAGAGCTAATGCAACTTGAGTTTGAAATGAATATGAGCTTAAAAGGAATTGAGGTACAAGGTAGAAAATCTGAATTACAAGAAAAAGAAGACAGAAAAGACGATCGTACTAAGATTCAAGCAACACAACAAAGTGAATTAATAAATCAAAGAAAGAATGATTTACCTCCAAAAAACTTTGAGTCGTCAGGAAACGACATACTTAGCGGAGATTTTGACTTAGGTTCCTTCGAGCCTAGGTAATAATAATAGTAATAATTATATAATATTTTATCATGTCAGAAAATACAGAAGAAGTTCTAGAAACAAACGATCAAGTTGTAGAACAACCTACAGAAGATAATGGCCCAATGTCATATGATGACGGGGTTATTAAAGTAAACTTAGCCGAATTAAATAAACCACAAGAAGATGCCGTTCAAGAACAAAGCGCAGATGCAAGCAATGATACTGTCGGAGAATCCGAAAACACGCCAAGTAGCGAAGAAGTGGTTGAAGAAGTACGGGAGCCCGTCCAAGATGAAGACCAGCCCGTACAAAATGAAGAAACCGTATTAGAAGAAATAACGGAAGAAGAAGTAAAGGAACAAACACAAGAGTTACAAGAAGAAGTTGAGCAAGAAATTCAACATTCTCAAGACACTGGCGCACCTTTACCAGAAAATATTCAAAAAGTTGTAGAGTTTATAAATGAAACAGGCGGTAGCTTGGAAGATTACGTAAAACTTAATACCGATTATTCTGCATTAAATGAAGCGCAGCTTATTAGGGAGTATTACGAAACAACAAAACCTCATTTAGACAAAGAGGATATAGAAGTTCTTATGGAGGACTTTTCGTATGATGAAGAACTAGATGAGCCAAAAGATATACGTAAAGCTAAAATTGCTTTTAAAGAAGAGGCCGCTAAAGCAAAACAGCACCTTGAAAAATTAAAAAGTAATTATTACGAAGAAATTAAAGCTGGATCAAGATTAAATCCAGAACAACAAAAAGCGGTTGAATTTTTTAATCGCTATAAAAAAGACAATGAAGAGTCAACTAAAATAGCTGAACACCAGGCGTCTATATTTAAAAATAAAACAGAAAATCTTTTTTCTAATGATTTCAAAGGTTTTGATTTCAATGTTGGTGAAAAGAAATTTCGTTTTAAAGTAAACAATACAGACCAGGTTAAGACTACTCAAAGCGACATTAATAATTTTGTCAAGAAGTTCTTGAATGATAAAAACGAAATGAAGGATGCTGCCGGGTACCATAAGTCTTTATTTACCGCTATGAACGCTGATGCGATTGCAAATCATTTTTATGAGCAAGGCAAATCCGATGCAATTAAAAATAGTATGGCTAAAGCTAAGAACATTGATATGGATCCGAGAGGGACTCATGAAAACGTCAAAGCTTCTAACGGCTGGACCGTACGCTCAATTTCAAGCAGTGCTAGTAGCTCTAAGTTGAAGATTAAAAGTAAACGATAACAAACCTTAAAAATTAATATTATGGCAGGTGAATTTGGCGTACCTAAAGGTACTCCCGCTGGCGCGCAGTTAAACCATTTAACTCCACGCCCAACGCAAACATTATTTAACGACAACTATTTAAGTTTAGCTGAGCTAGACTTTACACAACAGTTTTTACCAGAAGTATACGAAAAAGAAGTAGAGCGATATGGAAATCGAACTATCTCTGGATTTTTACGTATGGTTGGAGCTGAAATGCCTATGGCTTCTGACCAAGTAGTATGGTCTGAGCAAGGGCGTTTACATATTGCATATGACCCAGTGGTTACAACAGGCACAACTGTAGTGATTCCAGGTGATGCAAATAACAACCCTACTAATCTTATTGGAGCTGGTGCTACTATCGTGGTAGCTGACGCTGCTGGATTAGTTGTAGAGAAAGCATATGTATCAGCTGTAAGCGCTGCAGATGGCGCAACAGGTGATGTTACACTTACTGTAGCTGGCTACCAAGGAGCTATTACTGCTCACGCTGCTGGTAAAGTATTTGTATATGGTTCTGAATATTCTAAAGGAACATCTAACGCTGGGACTTCTGTTGACGCTGCATTTGAGCAGTTTAGCAACAAGCCAATCATTTTACGTGACAAGTACGCTGTGAGCGGATCTGACACTGCACAAATCGGTTGGGTTGAAGTAACTACTGAAGCTGGAACTTCTGGATATTTATGGTATTTAAAATCAGAGCACGAAGCTCGCATCCGTTTTGAAGACCAATTAGAAATGGCAATGATTGAGGCTGAAAAAGCTGCTAACCCAATTGCACCAGCTGCTGGATTTGGCGGTGGAGATGAAATTACTGGTTCTGACGGACTTTTCTCTGCTATCAACGAAAGAGGTCTTGTGTATACTGATGCTGATTTTGGCGCTGCAGGTGGAGCTGGTCTTGATGACTTTGATACTATTTTAGCGGAGCTTGATAAGCAAGGTGCTATTGAAGAAAACATGCTTTTCCTAGATAGAGCTACTTCTTTATCTATTGACAACATGTTGGCTGCTCAAAATTCTTATGGAGTTGGGGGTACATCTTATGGTGTATTTGAAAATTCTGAAGATATGGCGCTTAACTTAGGCTTCTCAGGATTCCGAAGAGGTTCTTACGACTTTTACAAAACTGACTGGAAATATCTAAACGACTCTACTACTCGTGGATTAGTTGGAGATGTTGAAGGTGTTCTTGTACCAGCTGGAACTTCAACTGTATATGACCAAATGCTAGGAAAAAATATTTCAAGACCATTCTTACACATTCGCTACAGAGCTTCTGAAGCTGATGACCGTAAAATGAAATCTTGGATTACTGGATCCGTAGGTGGAAATTACACTAGTGACGAAGACGCAATGAACGTTCACTTCTTATCAGAAAGATGTTTATGTGTACAAGCCGCTAACAACTTTGTCTTGTTGAAAAAAGACTAGTCATATTGTAGGTCTTACCCCTGATGTAACTTCGGGGGTAATTCTTACTCTTATTAACTATTTAATTTTATCATATCATGGCTAAAAAAGCTAAAGCAGAAGAAACAATTGAGGTTGCACCTCAGCCTGTAGCTAAAAAAACAGCTGCACCAAAAAAACCAGAATTTGAATTTAAAGATAGGGTTTATGTATTAAAAGGCAATTCATCGCCGTTAATATATTCAATAAGATCAAAGCATACACAAAGAAAACCCTTATTGTATTTTGACCCTGAAGTTGGTTACAGTAGAGAATTAAGATATGCCACTAATCAACCATCGCCATTTGCCGATGAACAAAAAGGAACATCTACTTTAGGTAGAATTATTTTGAGAGACGGAAAGCTTAAGGTTCCTAAAGAAAATGTGGTATTACAAAAATTACTTTCTTTATATCACCCTTTAAGAGATAAAGTTTATTATGAATTTGATCCAGTAGGTATTTCTGAAAACGAATTAGATTGGATTGAATTAGAGTTGCAAGCATTAAACTTAGCTAAATCATTAGACGTTGATGAAGCAGAAGGAATACTTAGAGTGGAATTTGGTAGTAAAGTTAGTTCTTTGTCTTCAAGTGAAATTAAGAGAGACTTAATGATTTTTGCAAAAAGAAAACCAGGTTTATTTGTGCAACTAGCGCAAGACGAAAATGTTCAATTAAGAAACGTTGGAGTTAAAGCGGTTGAGCAAAATTTATTATCTCTTTCACAAGACCAAAGAACTTTTTCTTATGGATCAACAAATAGAAAGTTAATGACTGTACCTTTTGATGAACATCCATATTCAGCTCTTGCTGCATACTTTAAAACAGATGAAGGCATGGAAGTCTACAAGGCTGTCATGAAAAAACTTATTTAAGTTACTTTATAGTGGTTAGGCTGCTTAAAGTGGCCTAATCATTATAATTAATAATTAAAAAAATATGAGCGTAAGTATAGATACTGTTTATCAAAGAGTGCTTGGCATACTCAATAAAGAACAACGAGGATATGTTACGCCTCAGGAATTTAATTTATTTGCGAATCAAGCGCAAATGGATTTATTTGAACAATACTTTTACGATATTAATCAATTCGGAAGGCTGCATGGTAATGACACTGAGTATTCCGATATGCTTGATACACTAAATAAAAAAATATCCGCTTTCGAAACTTCCGCGGATTTAGCTTATAACACAGATCATTTTGATCTCCCGGCAGATATGTATAGATTAGGTACAGTTATATATATTAACACTACCACAAAAGATTTATACCCATCTCCTACTCAGCCGGCAAATTTTCCAGTAAGCAACCCCACAATACATAGAGAAACTACAAATCAACCCGTTGAAGCTGGTAGAATAAATCAAAATGAAGTATTATACATCAATGCTTCACCTTTGACAAAGCCTAAAAATATTAGACCTATATATACTCAAAATGATAGAGGCATTGTGGTATACGGAAATGAGCTAATAACTACAAATGTAAGCGTTACTTATATAAAGGTGCCCGCGAAAGTTGAATGGAGGTATCAAATGGTATATGGCGAAGCTTTATACGACGCTACTTATTCGGTTGATTTTGAGCTGGATCCATCAGAGGAAACAGAATTAGTATTTAAAATATTAGAGCTTGCCGGTATATTAATTAAAGACTTAAGTATTTATCAAGTATTTAATTCTGAAGAGCAAGAACAAATTCAACAGGAAAAATCATAATAGATGAGCTTAGTAAATATAAACGACGAACAATACTACTTAGGCCCCGACGGGCAATGGAACAGTTGGGATGAAGAATACGGCTCTTACCAGTTTATCAGCATCGACGATATTATTAATAATTTTGTAATATCATATGTAGGTGAAGATAAAATAATAAGCAAAATCAAAAGAACAGACGTGCAGTTCCATGCAATGCGAGGCATACAAGAATTAAATTATGATACTTTGCCGTCTGTAAAATCACAAGAGATTGAAATAGGGCCAACGCTTAATTTTGTTTTACCAAAAGATTATGTTAATTATGTTAAAATAACTTGGGTAGATTCCAGAGGTATTGAAAGAATTGTATATCCCGCAATTAAAACATCCAATCCTTTGCCTATACTTCAAGATCAAAACGCTGAATATTTGTTTGACGAGCAAAATAGAGAAAATCTTCTTGCTGAACAATCCCAAACAAAAACCGCATTTCAATCTACTAATCACAATGCGCAGCAAAATTTAGACAATATAAATAATGCTGATATTTTAGAAAACAACCATTTTGGTAGACGCTACGGAATATCACCAGAACAAGCCCAAGCTAATGGCGTATTTTATATAGACCCTATAACAAACATAATAAATTTTGACTCCAGCTTTGTAGGAAAAATAGTTACATTAAAATATGTTTCTGACGGTTTGGCTGCAGATGGAGATATGAATGTTCACAAGTTTGCAGAAGAGGCTTTATATAAATATATTGCCCACGCTATTTTAGCAACGCGAGCAAACACTCCAGAGTATTTAGTGTTAAGATTTAAAAAAGAGTTATTTGCTGCAAAAAGAAATGCTAAGTTAAGGTTATCAAATATTAAAATAGAGGAAATTACACAAGTTTTACGTAATAAATCTAAAATTATAAAACATTAATATATGCCAGAATTGATTCGTACGTTCGTACGAGGTAAAATGAATAAAGACCTTGACGAACGCTTAGTACCAAATGGCGAGTATAGAGACGCTCTAAACTTAGAAATATCTACTTCTGATACCGGTAATGTAGGTGCGCTGCAAAATTTAGAAGGCAATTCTTCAAAATTTTATAGATCATTAAATCCAAGTACCGGCGTATATACGTCTTGGACTTCCGGTTATATTAACGATTTAGTTAATCCTGTTAAAATAGGAGAGATTAAAAATGATATTAATGAAAAAATATACTGGTTTATAGCTAGCCGAGATGTCAGCGCTATTGCGGAATACGATCAAACAACAGAAATAGTAACACCTATTTTAGTAGATAAAAATAATATATTAAATTTTAGTGAAAATTACTTAATTACAGGTATAAATATTATTGAAGATTTATTATTTTGGACAGATGATCAATCCGAGCCAAAAGTAATAAATATAAAAAGCTTTAAAAATGCAAACATAGGGTCGGATTTTTTAACGCATAGTGTTTTTGCCGGCGCAGATAGCTCTTTATCAAGAGATTTTATTGAATCAGATATAACTGTTATAAAGCAAAGTCCTTTAAATAAACTTAACTTAACTTTATCTAAAACAAGATCGTTAGATGAAAACGGCGATCCAGCTATAGTAGAAACAACTTGTTTACAAAACTTTGTTATACCGGACCCCGGGGCTCCTGATAATTGTAGGGATGTCACATGTAGGATTGCCGCACCTATAGGTACCCAATTCAATGTGAACTGGGCATCCAGCCCCTACCCTTTTTATAGAGTTGGAGATGTATTAAGCTTTGAAACATCTACGGAATTACCAGGATCTACAACTCCAGTAGACTTTGTAATTAGAGCAGAAGTTATTTCTGTTCCTCCCGGTCCAACTCAAACATCTGCGGTTATATCTATTTTGGCCGCACCTACTGAAACTCCCGATGGATTAGGTACGTGGGAGGTATCTCTTGTGGAAGACCCATTTTTTGAGTTTAAGTTCCCTCGCTTCGCATATAGATATAAATATAGCGACAATTATTATTCAACATTTTCACCATTTTCAGAAATAGCTTTTTTACCGGGAGATTTTGATTACGAAACGAAGAAAGGTTATAATCTAGGCATGGTTAATCAAATGAAGCAATGTGTTATAACTGGCTTTGCAAACGCAGATACACCAATTGATGTAACTGAAGTTGACTTATTATATAAAGAGACAAATAATCAAACTGTATATGTAGTAGAAACATTTAAAAGAGGTAGCGATATTTGGGATGCAAATGAATTTAATATACAATCCGAAATTATATCTTCTGTTTTGCCCTCAAACCAAATACTTAGAGCATATGACAATGTACCGAGGAAAGCTAAAAGCCAGGAAATAACAGGTAATAGATTAATTTACGGTAACTATTTGCAAAATTTTAATTTAATAGATAGCTCAAATAATCCTGTATCGCCATCTTTAAATATAGCTATAGCACATAATCCAGATTGGGACTGCGTATATGATGAAACAGAGAGTTGTGTTGGGCATCAATTTAGTGATTATGGTGAATCCGTAGCAAGAATACCCTATAAATCTATAAAATCTCAAAGAACATATCAAGTTGGTGTAGTTTTTGAAGATAATTACGGAAGACAAACACCGGTTTTTACTTCTGAATCAGCGTCTACAACGCTTCAAAAACCTGAGGCTATAGATTATAATCAAATAACGGTTCAGGCTCAAGGAGAGACTCCTGTAGCGTTTTCTGCGTTCAAATATTACGTAAAAGAAACATCGAACGAGTATTATAACTTGGCGATGGACAGATGGTACGATGCCCAAGACGGTAACGTTTGGATTAGTTTTCCTTCTGCAGAACGCAATAAGGTTGATGAAGAAACATTTTTAGAGCTCAAAAAGACGCATGACTCAGATGAATTCGTGCCTTTCCCTGCCAAATATAAAGTAATTGCAATATCTAACGAAGCGCCTTTATTTTTAAAAGAAGTTGTAGCCACGCTAGGACAAGTTGACGATTCAGACAACATAGACAGCAACTTTTTGCCTCAAAAAGATTTTCAATTTTTTAGGATTAGTAAAGAGGCTTTAGATGACAGTTCGGCTTCTGCAATTTTAGATCCTGCTTCTGTATCAGAAACTAGATTAGTTAGATTTTTTGATGCTTCAAACAGAAGTGATTTATACGAAATATCAAGTATTGAAGAAATAGACGAAGGTGGTAATTGGTATAGAATTTCTATAAAAGGCAGGTTTGGGGACGACGTGGAATGGATGTTCGATTCAAGCAGCAATTTAGTACAAGGTGTAAATACTCAGTTTTCTTTAAAGCAATTTGAGAATAAAGCAGAATTTGAGGGAAGGTTTTTTGTTAAGTTATTTAAAGACGCAGTTCTTGAACAATATATTTTAGGTAATGCAAACTCAAATCAATATGCGGTAGCACAAGCTGTTTCATTGGGCTGGATAGGAGATAACAACGAAGTTAACAAGAGTTATGTAACTGGTCCATGGGGCGGTGCGGGTTTTTTTGTTGACAAAGGGAGAAGTGAAAATGCTGGCAGAGGAGAAGGATTTGAAATTGGTGGCAATAAAATTGAAATAGGTTTTACAGGATTATGGGCAAGCCCTAAGTCTTCTTTTGATGTCGGTAGGACCCAATACCCAGAATATAGAAAAGCTGTTGATACTCTGGAAAAAGTTGGGGGTTTATTTAGATTTAGAGAAGACCCTGACCAGGTTATATATAAGATTACAGCATTTGAAACCGGGGAAAGAATAAGAAATTATACAGATACTTCGTCTAGTAATTTATATAATGAAGGATCTAACAAGCGTAGAAGATGGCTTTTAACCGTTGTTCCACTAGATGAAGCTAACGGAACAGGATTATTTCAAGGCCCCTCAGGTTGGTCTTTCCCAGCGCCTGCCAATAGCAGAACGTCGCCAAACGACCCTGCCGCACCACAAATAGAATTTTTAAGCATATTAGCGGATGACACGACGTTTACAAGCAGCAACCCTGGTGTATTTGAAACAGAACCTAAAGAGTCTGCAGAATTAGAGTTATACTATGCTGCATCTGAAGCTTACCCTATATCTGAATATGGTAATCCCCATACATTGCCATGGCACAACTGCTATTCTTTTGGTAATGGAGTAGAGTCCGACCGCGTTAGAGATGATTTTAACGCAACAACACTTGGCAATGGCCCTATTGTTTCTGCTGTTTTAAAAGAACCATATAGTGAAGAGAGAAGAAGAACAGGGTTAATATTTTCACAAATATTTAATTCTATTTCTGGCGTAAATGATCTTAATCAATTTATACAAGCAGAAGCTATAACAAAAGATTTAAATCCTATTTACGGATCAATACAAAAACTACATACAAGAGATACAAATTTAGTAACTTTATGTGAAGACAAATGCTTGCGTATACTCGCAAATAAGGACGCTTTATTTAATGCGGATGGTAATGCTAACGTAACATCGAATAACGCTGTTCTGGGCCAAGCTGTGCCTTATATGGGCGAGTTTGGTATTAGTAAGCATCCTGAAAGTTTTGCTAGTTATGGATATAGAGCATATTTCACAGATAAAAACAGAGGTGTTATATTAAGATTATCGGCCGATGGACTAGAGGAAATTTCAAGGTACGGGATGGGGGACTTTTTTGCAGATAATTTAAAAAATTCTTCAATAACTTGGGGTTCTTTTGACGACGATAAAAATGAATATAATATCTGTTTAAATAAATTAGCTCCAGAGTGGGTAGGTAAATTACAAGATGGTATTATAGACGGCAGCGGAAATACCACATTGGTTTCGCCAACATCTGCTGTTATTAGTTTTAAAGAGTCCACAAATGGTTGGGAAAGTAGGAAGTCT